TCGCGCAACCTGAGTCCCAAGGACTTCTGGTACTGATGTGATTATGCCTCCGCCAACAGCGTCTGTAAGGAGGTTCTTACCGATAGCAACATAGGAGATTCTATCCTCCTGTAGCGTCAATAGGTCTGTCCTTCTTCCGTGAAGTACTTGTATAGGGCCGTATGAATCCTCGCAGTCCTTGTAGTTCGCAAGTCCAAGATTGAACTCGTTCAGTTTGTTGACGTTGTTTTGGGCGTTGAATATGCCACTGTATGTGATTGAAGCCTCTCTCCTTATCTCCCTGTAGTCCTGTTCAGACACAGCGGTAACTCTGTTTCCTAAGTAGAACTTCTTGCCTGTTAATGAATCCTTTATCTTGTAGCTCTCAACGCCATTGAAAAATGTCAAGCAGTTATGGAATCCGAGATTTACAACCCCAGCTGTAACCCCTACTACTTGGTCTACATCTCCAACCTTGTCTCCAGATAAGTGATTACCGTTTACTATCTCAAAAGACTCACCGTTCTCGTAGTACACCTCCCCTGTTGTTGTAGTTGGAATTGTTTCAAAAACAACCTCAGCATCGGTAGGAAAAATGGTAATTGTACATTCGCTTTTTGAAGTCCTCCTAAGTCTCGGAGCTACAGAAGGACATTGGTGTGTTCCTGACTGTATTTCAAAATAAAACTCTCCAGTGCTGCTGTCTCTTGTAAATTGGTACTTATTTGTTTCGGCACTCACAAAGCCTGTTGAATGTGTTCCAGATTGGGTATTGTAGTCATATAGGTCGTCGTAAAATATCTGATCATTAGGGCCAGAGTTATCATCATACCCCCAAGGGCCGCATTCAGACTCGTTTGTTATATCAATACCTTCTCCCATCCAAAACTCCCAAAGGTTATTGTAGTCTTGGCTTGCGTATCCTTCAAATTTAAAGTTACACGTTTCTCTACCGCAAACATCTTCCGCTGTCCTGTCGTACTCTCTTCTATGAAGATGCACGTCAAAGACAACCCTTGAACCTGCTGGCACTGCCCATGGGGTAAAAGGGGTGGTGCTATCATCATACAACGGATACCGAAGCAGGGGCGGATATCCTCTATTGTCTCCAGCTCCTGTTGTTGTTGACACTAAGTTGTTTGTAAGTACGTTTCCTACAGAATCAAAATCAAGAGAAAAGTTATCTGGAAAGACTTTCATATACACTCCAGATGGAGAAAAATCAGCCAAGTCACCCTCTGCTTTTTGCTCAACGTCAAGTACGGTTGTTTTTGTGGCAGAGTCAGGCGCTCCGTTAGAGTCCATTTTTACGTAAAGCTCTTGTCCTTCCTTTACCTTATTTGAGTTCTCACCCTCCAAAAGAAGCCAAGCGTACCCCGTTTGCACAGTATTTCCGCCTTCCTTCTCTATTATCTCTCTGTAATATGTAGTGACAAATATTGTCTCGTAATCGGTCTCGGTTTGCTTCATCACAAACTTATACCTATCAGCCCAATACGGGGGCTTCATTTCTGGCGGTATGGTTATTACAGCAGAATTAAGCGCTTCGCTTTCGTATGCTGGAATATGAAACGAGTTTGAAATGCTTTCAAGAGCCGTAGATTGCCTTCCTTCAGCGTCTTGGTAAACTATACCAACTTGGTAATCTCTATTACTATGAAGACTTCTTTGGTTTCCAGACTTTGTAAACGTAACCCTCACGCTAACAAGGTCTGGTATCATGTATATGTTTGTGTTTGTGCCGTCTGTATAATTGAATCCATTAGGTAGGACGTGTAGAAAACCAGCGAATACATAAATATTCAAAGGATCTCCCCCCACCCCATTGTCATAGGCAGACCTTAGTATTTGTAAAGACGGATACCCTGACCCTCCAAGAGCAGACGGTTCATCTAAGCCAAATGTCGCGTTGTAGTTATCTGTTACTGTAAAACCGTTAGGTGAGTTTAGTGGGTCTTGCTGAAAAGTTCCGATTCCTATCATCTCGTCCCAAGCAGACCCAGTAAAGGCTGATGTCACATCGGAATGAGACCCTGTGAGCGTGTAGTTAAACTCTATAGTTGTAGTTGGCCTTAATTCAGGCGCTATTTCTTCTGTTGTGTTCCCAACGTATGGATAGTACCATTGGCTTATAGTTGGGTGCGATGCTGGGTTCGATGTGAATACAAAACTTGGCCTTACCTCAACGGCAACAGAAAGCTGTGCTCCTGCAACAAGGTCTTCCACTGGTATTCCAGAAAGGTCTAAAAGTATTTCATTGTCTCTATTGGTTGCTCCTATTTGAGTGACGCCAGTTAGCCCGTAATAATGCTCATATAAGCACCCTCCACAAGACCTGTCTAACTCTTTTACAAATGACTTTACAGCTTCAGACTTCTGCTCAGCCACGTATGTAAGCTGTATGTCTCTTCCGTCAACGTCCTTTAGGTCATAGCCTTCAAGGTAGTTCCCATACATAAGCCTATTGCCCATAATGGTCTGTGCCTTTGCTAGCCTCGGAACATTATCGTACAGCCTTAGTATCTCACCCTCGCTCAGTATGGTGTAAATGTCACCGTTTGAGAATGTTATACTCTGCGTTGAGTTATCTTGATACCCCTGTGTTACCTTGTTTAGCTTTTTGGCAACGTATATTGTGCTTGAGTCAGACTCCTTAAAGACAACATCAATACCAACCACATTCTCACTTCCAGTGTTAAATTCTACGACAACACTGTTAATAGCGTTCTCCATCCCAGCGTTCATAAAACTCCTCTTCTCAAGAGAGAAATCAGATGGAAGGAATGCAGGGTCACTGAACTGCGATGTTGCACTGTACTCTCCGTCCTTGTACTTATACCTGTAGGCAAAGCATAGGAACGTGTCCTCCATGAAGTTGTCGTTAGCCTGATTGGATTGCAGCGTAAGCTCTGGCGAGTTCATAGGCTGAGGCTTGATCACACTGATGTCAAGCTCAACAATTTGGTCAACGTTCGCCACTGGTTGCGCGTAACCTCTCGTTACGTTTATCTTCCTTGGAGGATTGTAGTTATCCGTAAAGAATAATAGGTCGTCAATCTTGTCAACCGCATTTACAAGGTATGTCGGGTTGAAGTTCAGTAGCGCGGTTGTCACTACGTGATACGTCAGTAACTGCGTCTGCGTGTTGAATGATACGATCATATCGACCACGCCACCATAGGAATGATTAGGGTCGTGTACGAACCAGTACATCGTCTCCTCAGCAGAGTCATCAAAAGCACCGATACAGACAGCGTCACCGCTCAACGCAACACCATCGTACTTCAATGTCGTGAGCTGTACGTTTCCCTTTGAGTTCTCGACAGCTCCTATCTCGCTAAGCTCGGTTGAGCCAAGTCGTATGTTCAGCGCGTCAACGTATTCGCCTTCAGGTAAGAGTCTCTCATCGACACTCTTGTTCATCCTGCCCTTGATGAAACTCTTCTGCTCTTTAGCCATGCTACTTGATCAACTTAGACTGCCCTCTGAGGTTCATCAGAAGTCTTGATGGATTGATATTGCTTATTCTAATCTTAGCGTTCTTCAATAGAGCGCTCTTCTTCTTTCTGTATCTGTTAACGATATACTCCTGTATGCCGAATCTTGAGTTGACTATCTCATACGCAATGTGAGCGTAGATGTAATCCTCAAAGAATTTATGTACGGATACAGCACTATCATCACCTCCCTCCATACCATCACTCACGTACTCAAGGATGACAAGTTCACCAGCAACACCAGAGCTGAAGTTGATAACACCAGCCTTTTTGTCGATTCTGAATGTTGGGTTGGCGTTTGCTGTCTCTGTATTCAGACCGAACCTTGCTCCAACTTGGAAGTCAAAGTACCACTGGTTCTCATAGAAGTATCCCTCAGAGCCATTATATATACTTCCCTCGTTAAGGTAGATGCTTTTTTGCACCCCTGTTATCCTGTCAAAGTCAAGCTGTGACTGACTAGCCTCCAAAATATTACCGTCTTGGTCGAACAGTATGCTACAGTCATTTGCTTGTAGGTACGACTTGGCTCCGTTTACCTGAATATTCTCAGATAGCGGATACAGTACACCATTCTTGTACACCGATATCCTTACCCAGTTCACGTAGTCTGGAGGAAGTACGAATCGTAGGTTGTCGCACACGTTAAGCTCAAGAGCTTTTATCTCCTTGAACGCATCGTAGTTAAGTTCCTGTATGGCTCTCTTCGCGTGGAACAGAACCTTGTACCTATTGATGTTATTGATAATCTCGTGATTACCTTGATACATTAGCATGAAGTTGTTGACGATGTCAGCAAGGCTAACGTACTGATAGCTGCCCCAGTTAGCATCCTCTGGCGTGTTACCGCCATTCTCGTAATACTGATATCCCGTTAGGTACGCCATTATTGTTGCTGATTATCGTTTACTGCTGCCGTCTTGTACACTTCAGGCTCTCTTATTGACAACCCTGCTTTCTCAAGTATCTTGTTGACAAGTGTCGGCTCATCATCCTCTGCTACCTCGAAGTCCACAGACCCCGCTGCATTATATATCGGCTCTCCGTTCGTAAGGTTTATGTAGTCCCATATTGGGTCTACTGGGTATCTTATATACACTGCAGCCACGTTAGTCTGTATTGAGTTGGGGGCTATTGCTATTACTCCATTAGGGTTGTTAGCGTCAGCATCTGCCATCACATACACTGGGTACGTTTCTGTTGGCGCTGTAAGGTTTGAGTTAATTAACCTAATCACATCAAGTCTACTACTCTTTTCTACCTCAACAAAAACATTTGGCTGAGGCTCAAAAGTGACTGTGTTTATATGATACCAGTTGTTTGGAGCATTGAATAAAAATAATGGCCCCGTAGACGTAATGTCAGGCGTTAGTGTAGCTGCTGTAATAAACACCTCAATCGACTCCCTTGCACTTTCAGCAAGGTCTGCGAGGTCGCTTCCTGATGTGTGATTATTCTCAAGGTTAATGTAGTAGTTATACTTACTCATATACTCATTGAAGACCTCAAGCTGCGCCTGCTTGGCGTATAGATTGAAATCATCTGGTGAGATATATCCGTAGTTGTTCTTATTGCAGATTGCAAGAACTGTTTCCCTTACATCGTTGATACTGACCATAAGCACAAAGATAGTGAATATAAAAAACCCCTTGAGT